GGTGAGGTATACAACTCTGCTTTAGCACAGTGGTTACAATTTGGAACAGCAACTACTGTGAATGTAGAATATCTTGTGGTTGCAGGTGGTGGTGGCGGTGGTTCTAACGTCGGTGGCGGTGGAGGGGCAGGGGGCTTTAGAACCGGAACTGCTACGAATTTTTCAACTGGAATAGCGTACAATATAACCATTGGCGGCGGCGGCGCGGCCACTGCTAGTGCAATAGGAACAAGCGGTGCTAATAGTGTGTTTGACGCAGTAACCAGTGCCGGTGGAGGTGGAGGTGGATATACAAGTACGAATTCCGGTATAGGTATTGACGGCGGATCCGGCGGAGGCGCGGCCTATAAAACTCCAGGGGGTAATTCACCTGGTGGAGCAGGAAATACTCCAGCAGTTACACCAAGTCAAGGTAATACGGGCGGTACTTCGCTACATAATCCGGGAATAAATGGAGGTAATGCTGGAGGGGGAGGAGCAGGTGCTGTAGGCGGTAATGCCTCTGCCCAGGTTGGGGGAGCGGGCGGAGCTGGGGCTTCGTCGAGTATCACTGGAACTGTTGTTAGTTATGGTGGCGGCGGTGGTGCCGGCGGATATACTGCTGCTGGATGGTCTGCAGGTTCAGGTGGTGCAGGTGGTGGTGGTGCCGGTTCTACTGGAGCTGGGACTTCAGGAACTGCTAACACCGGTGGCGGGGGAGGCGGTGGTGGTGCCTCCACCACAGGGGGTACAGGTGGTTCAGGAATAGTAATTTTAAAGTACTTACAATCATATACAGCAACCTTTAGTATCGGATTAACAACTACTACTTCAACAGCATCGGGCTATAAAATTAGTAGTATTATCGCCGGTACCGGAACAGTTACATTCAGTTTCAGCTAAGAGAAATATTATGGCACATTATGCTTTTTTAGATGAAACTCAAACTCTAATATCTCTACCATACCTATATCAAATTCAATGTAAAATTTCTAATATTAGGCACAATAGTTAACAATGTCATTCCCAGTCAATCCTGCTAACGGTCAAACAGTAATCGTCAATGATACTGTATTTGTCTACGACAGTACTGATGACTCATGGACTAGGATTGGCAGCACCGCAGCCAGCACCGGTGGTGTACTCACAGTCGGTAGTGATCCCCCTGATCCGGTTTTCGCGCCCGAGCGTGTAAATGTCTGGGTCAATGCCAACACCGGACGTCAGTATCTCTACATCAACGACGGCAACAGTACACAATGGGTCGAGCTTGGTACCGGTATACAAGGTGCCACAGGCCCCCGGGGTGCCACCGGTCCAACCGGAGCCACAGGATCACCTGGTGGAGCCACTGGCGCTACCGGCATACAAGGAGCTACCGGACCCAGTGGGGGTGCTACCGGAGCCACAGGCCCAGCTGGCAGCACCGGAGCTACAGGTTCACAGGGTGCTACCGGCTCACAGGGCAGCACAGGTGTCAATGGGCCAGCCGGACCACCAGGTGCCACAGGATCCACTGGTATAACCGGATCAACCGGCGCCACTGGGCTAGGCGCCACTGGTGCCACAGGACCTGCTGGAAACCCAGGAGCTCCGGGGCTAACCGGTGCCACCGGCGCAGGCGCTATAATCTGGACTTTGTCGGCCTCGGGATCTAGTGCCTATACACTGTCGGGTCCTGGGATCTATGCGGGCAATACTGACAATCCAGTCTTGTATGTCTATCGCGGATTTGCCTATACTTTTGTCAACACTGCTGGTGGTGCACATCCTTTGGAGATACGTGTCAGTTCAGGGGGTGCAGCCTATACCACTGGAGTTTCGGGATCCAGTACCGGCACACAGACATTTGTTGTGCCCATGAATGCGCCCAGTACTCTGTATTACCAGTGCATCTATCATTCATCGATGGGCAACACAATCAACGTTATATAATCATGGCACTGGACTTTCCTAATAATCCCACAGTCAATCAGACCTATACTCTAGACAGTCGGGTCTGGGTCTGGGATGGCGCTACTTGGAACCTCAGCAGCGCACCATTGAGCAGCCTAAACAGTATCAGTGTGGTAGACACAGGTGGCGATGGCAGTCTAACCTACAACAGCGCCACTGGCACACTGACCTATACTGGTCCCTCAGCCGCAGATGTCAGAGCACATTTTTCAGCAGGTTCAGGCATAGCATTGACATCAGGGCAGATAGCAGTAGACAGCACAGTGTTGCGTACCACTGGCGCACAAACAGCACAGAGTAAAACGCTACAAAATACCGTATTGTCTGGATCTATAGGTGTGCAGGTCTATACTCTGACCGGAACTGCGCTAGATCCTGCCAATGGTAACATACAGATCAAGGTCTTAAATGCACCCACAGTGTTTACTGACAGTTTGACCAATGGCACCAGTCTGATGCTAATGATCAACAATGGCAGCAGCTATGCTGTTACCTGGCCGCCTATAAATTGGGTTACCAATCTGGGCAACGTGGCACCGGCATTGAGTGCCGGTGATGCACTGGTGTTTTGGAAGGCCAATAATCAACTTTATGGAGTCTGGGTTGGGAGATCGGCCTGATGTTTATCAATTGGATCTTGGCCGCAGCGGGCCAGGCCACGCCCACAGCAGCACAACCTGCATTTGATGCCAACAGCACTGCCTATGGGCTAGCTGGTTTAACCTGGTTAGGACGCGATACCTGGCCCAGATTTGATATTGACACCCCGGTCACGGCCACAGATGCTACCTATAACGGATTCGATGGGTCCAAGTTCTATACTGTGATCGGCGGTTCGTCGGCCATAGCCACTGTCTATGATTCGGTCAAAGAGTTCAGCCTCTATGATGCCGAACGATTCGGCAATGTTCAGCACACTGCTACCTATAGCCTGGGCACACAGGACACGCAGCCCATTGGTCTAGTGTTTGGTGACTCAGGCACAAAGATGTATGTGTGTGGCCAGACCAATGATCTTGTCTATCAATATTCACTGTCAGTGCCCTATTCGGTGGCCACAGCCAGTTATGGGACCAGTTATAATCCCAAATCTCTAGGGCCACAGCCCAGCAAACTGAGAACAGTGGCATTTACACACAATGGACGCAAGATGTATGTGCTGGCACAGCAGGGCATAACACTGCCTGCGGGCAACGGCTATGCGGCCAGTCGGGTAATTACTCAACACAGTCTGTCCACGGCCTGGAACATAGGCACAGCCAGATGGGACGGTATCTATGCCTATCCACGTATAGCCAACCCTTTGTTGAAATTCAATGGAGCCACTCTGTCGCGCTGCAATGGCCTACAGGTCAATGGGGATGGCAGTCGCATGTGGGTAGTGGCAGACATGACACCCGAAAGTCTGGTAGAGTTACGATTTGAAACTGATCATGGCATAGGTAATCTTGTAGTTGGTCCGGGATTTGCAGTCAATGGTCAAGACAGCACGCCTCAGGACCTCTATGTCAACGCCGCCGGAGATCGTGTATATATGATTGGCAGCAGCACAGACAGTATCTATCAGTACAATGTTGGCACACCTGGTCAGCTCAACACAGCCAGCTATGCCAATAAATCTATAGCAGTGGGGCTAAACACGGCATTTGAGGAGACCACGCCCACTGGCCTCAGCTGGAGTCCTGATGGATCAAGACTCTACTTTGCAGGACTATTTAAAAATACCGTATTTCAGGTCTCTGTGTCTACGCCCTGGGAACTGGACAGCGCCGCAGTCAGTGGCAACAATGGTCCTTTGTTGTCTATTACTGAGGTGGAAAAAACAGCCAAATCACTGCGTTTTAGTCCCGATGGCCTGAAATTTTTCATAGCTGGCGTAGGCACCAATGCGTCAAGCACCAGTGTGATCTATATCAGTGAATGGCAGTGTCAGGAACCCTGGAAAATCACTGGGGCCAACTTCAGTGGCGTCAGACTCAATACCAGTGGTTATGATATACTGTCACGCAGTTTTGGATTTACTCCCGATGGTTACACACTCTATGTGCTGGGCAGTAACAGTGACAAAATGTACTATTGGACTCTGTCCACTGCCTATTCTCTTTCAGGTGCAGTTTTTCAACAGGTCAGCCCTATACTGCCAAGACGTCAGACACACACCGGTGTTAGATTTAACGACGATGGTACCAAAATGTACCTAGTAGAAACCAACACCAATCGTGTTACACAGTATCGCACGCCTGCAGCCTATTACATGTTGGCTATATATCAAAACATATTTAGAACCACCGGCTCTGTGCCCTATGATCTGGCATTTAAACCAGACGGTACCAGGATGTATGTTACTCAGTCTACAAGCAAGGTTGTGGAATACGGACTATCGACTCCTTGGACTGTTAACACTGTCAGCTATACTCGATCCTTGAACAACCCTACTACACTGTTGGGTTCGGCCAATCCACATGGTATTGAGTTTAGAGATGACGGTACCGAAGTATTTCTAGCTCTGCCCAGTACTGATCAGGTTGTACGCCTGACATTGACTGAACCCTGGAATATTACCACGGCCTATAAATCTTATGTGTCTGGCAATCAACCCAGCAGCAATCAACTGGTGGTCACTGCTGATATTGGACGTGTGGCCTCTATAGCATTTAGTGCCGATGGTAGATATCTCTATGTGGCTGGTCAGGCCACATCCAGCAGCAGCAGCAACAGCAAGATTGTTGGCTACTATCTTAGTCAACCTTGGGAAGTCAGCTCGGCAGCTTTTTCGGCCAGCCAAGACATCACAGCCATGAATATCACTGCCGCAGCTGGTTCAATACAGGGCATCAGTGTCAGCACAGATGGCAGGTTCATGTATTTTAGTATGCAAGGCGGTACCAGCAGAGATTCTATTATTCGGGGTCGATTCGCAAGCAATTTTGACATCAGCAGTCTGGTAGTAGATCCTATAGAATCAGGATTAGGATGGTACACACTGCCGTCCACTATGACACCCACAGATCTAGTGGTCAAGCCTGATCTGACCAGATTCTATGTGGCCGATGATCAGGCCACAGATCGTGTGGTAGAATTTAGTCTAGGCACTGCGGAATTGATCAATACTGCCACACAAACAGCCGCACGTAACAACACTCTAGGATCAACGGCCTTGAGTTTCGACCCTGGTGGCACCCGCATGTTTGTGCTGGGTAGCCGCAGCATCTACCGTTATACACTGCCCACAGCCTGGGATATAACCACGGCCACATTGGCTAGTGATCTTGTGGGCTCTGGTTATCGTAACATCAGCAATGGTGGCAAAGTTAAATTTTCCGCCGACGGAACCAGAGCATTTGTACTGAGTTTTGACAGATTGAGCATAGTCCAATGGCAGCTGACACAGCCCTGGGACATGACCACAGCCACAATTGGTGCCAGTTATGCACATGGACAGGGCAATGCAGTTACAGGACTAGACTGGAGCTATGATGGTCAACGCTGTTATATGACTGCCACTGGCAACAGCAGCTCAGCCGGTGTTTTGGAATTTACCGCATCATCCAGCTACAGTGTGTCCAGTCTCAGCTATGTTAGACGCGGGCTGACTGCACCTGAATTGAGTCCTCAGGGCCTGTATTTGGCACCTGATGGCAGTGCCATGTGGGTAGTGGGCCTGTCACGCAATACAATACTACACTACAGTTTAAGCATAGCCTATAATGTCAACACTGCTACTCTGGCCTATGAACTTACCATGCTGGCTGATCGCGGCGGCACTGGTCCACGAGACCTAGTCTGGGCCGATCATGGACGAAGATTTATTGTGCTCAGCTCAGACACAGGACAATCGGCCTACTTGCATGAATACTCGACCAGTCAGCCCTTTGCAACCAATTTGGCCCAATGGCAGCGCACAGCCTATATAGGTACACTCAGCACCTATACCAAATTGGTTCGTGGCGTTGACTATGGACTTCAGGGACGGCTGTTGTTGGTTGCTGCCGGCGACATCAATTCAAACAATGCCAATGGGCTGATTTTGACCTATAGTCTAGCCGATTGATTCTGCTGTGCGTATTTTTTGCATTATATAACTGTCGGTCATGGTTCTGGTTATACCCGGATGTAGAGGGCGTGGTGCTAGACTCAATGGTAACCAGGCGTAGCCGGCATGTTCATCATTTAATACTGGCATAAATTCATAGTCTACAGCTATAAAAAAGGTATGATAGACAAATCTATGATCTGAACTGGTATAGCGTTCTATGGGCACAAGTTTGGGTTCCTGTATACGTCCGCCCAGCTCCTCTTCGATTTCTCTGGCCAAGCCTACTACTACGGTTTCACCAGGGTCAACTTTGCCACCGGGCAGAGCCCAGGTGTTGGCCCAACTACCGCCCTGTCTCAGCACAAAAAGATAACGATTGGTGTTGCGAGCATAGATAAGGGCGCCTACGCCCTGTGCTAGAGCACCAGCCTCCAGGCTCCTACGCCGTAGAGACCTTGAGTGCTTTGGTTCCATTGATTGTTTTTCCATTTGTATTGAACGCCCGTGGCAGAGTTTGTAACGTATTGTATGGCGGTCACAGTGCTGGCGTCAAAAGATCTGATCCAATTGGTACCAGTCCATTCGATTATGTCGTTGGTGTCGGCAATCAATGCCGGATAACCTGCTCTGTGCCATAGTGTAGCAGGACTGGCATCGCCGGCTGAACCAATGGGATTAACTATCAGATATCTGGCTCCTGCTGGCGGAGTAGTCAGCGCCGATGTTACGGTCACAGTCTGCGGGTCAATTATACCGGTCAATGCCGATAGTGTGTCTACAGGTATGGTATCTGTATCAAGATTAAAAATTAATAGACTGCTATTGGTAGGATGATAGCTGACAGTTCCTGCTAGAGTAATGCCGTCATTGTCTAGATATATGCTGCTGATGCCATTGGTCAATATACTGGCATTAGCAGACTCCAGTTCGCCATAGTTGTTGATCACAGTACGCCAATTGGCCACATTATTGTTTTTTATGGTATAGTCACTGTTTGGTCTGAACTCTTGATTGTTGTCATTACGTAATATCTGTAGGGTATTACCTAGATATAACAGATTGTAGTCGGTGGGAGTGATGATTCTGCGACTGGCCAGGGTACTGAGATCGTAGCTGAAAGTACCTAGATCATCGTCAATGGATCCATTGCTTTCGTAGATACTACCAATAATTTTCTGTATAACACCCATCTTTTTGACCTTGGCAGGTGTACCTAACCATATGGGCAGTTCAAACCCCATGGTATGCACATCAATGGAATCTTCGCTGCCACTGGGTATGGTACGTGAGCTCCAATTTTGATCTACCAAGGTAATAATACTAAGACTGCCCCAATCCAAATATTGATCACTGCTCTGTACTTCCAGACTGGGATTGAACAGCACTGCTATTTGTTCTAGTAGCTGTAGTTTCTGATCGGTATTACTGGTCCAGATATCCAGTTTGACGCTGAGCAGATAGGGCACCGGCATCAGGCGTTCCACAGTAATTAGATCTCCTTGAAGACTGCTTAACTGTCCTGTAACAGGATCATAGGCTCGCTGACGAATCTGGCTCTTGCTCACATGAAAAGGCTCTTGTACCCGTGCTCGATCATACTTGAGTCCATTGATATATATGCTCATGGCAGGCACTGCATTAAGGGTATTTTCGCTATTGCGTAAAATAATACTGCTGACCTGGCGGCTACTGTCGCCGTAGTAGACTGGTACTCTGAGAAAACGACTGTTTCCTTCGCGACTATTGCCCAATCGCACATAAAAATTGTTCATCAGGCGTATAAACTGTTGCAGATATCGACGCACCTGCCCGCTGTAGAAGTAGTTATCCATGATCAGACATCGGGTTTTGGTTTGAGTACGTCATATAAATTCTGTTTTTCTGGCACAGTGTCATTCTCATAGTTGACAAAACTGTTGTTATTTCTAATAAAGCTGTTACGCAGAGTTTTATTAGTGGCAGCACCATTGGTAATATTGGTACGCACAGCATCTTCGATCTTGATCCAACGATGTCCGTCATATCTAAATAGCCTATTAGGTAAAAAATCAGTTCGCAGACAATAGTCGCCGGCAGCTGGCGATGATGGAAAACTGGTAGCTGATGCTGCCGCTAGCCCATTGGGTGTCAGCCCATCCCCTGACAGATAGCCAGGAATTTCAAAGTCCGGGGATTTGTTATCAAAGCTGCGGTGAAATATGGGCGATGTATCATAGCCACTTTTGGGAACCTGGGCTTCGGCCTGGGCTACCACAGCGTCATTTATTCGAATGAGACTGTTATAGGTACTGAGTATTTGTGCAATCGGTGTATTGCTGTCTTGACTAATTTTGATACGATCCAAAATATCTTTATACTCCTGACTGTCTACCAATGGATTGATTTTACAGCGCCATAGGTGCGGCCACCAGGTTGGTGTATAACCTTCGGCTGCACGAGTGCAGTCACCGACCACAAAATAGCGTTTGAGTGCCGCAGGCACCGCACTGTCCAGAGTATCGTAGTCCACTAGATGCTCCAGTTCTAACACATCGCCATTCATGATCTTGCGACCCAGCGTGGCAATCATGTCATTGATATGGAATACCATAAACAGTGTACCTGTCTGTAAAAATAGACCAAATTGTGTGAGATCAAAAGCATTGTCTGTGACCTGGTAGTGACCACGCATGGTATAGATGTTTTCATCATATTTGCGATCACGATTTTCTAAAAACAGTAGATCCTGTATGTTTAATTCACTTTGATTAGCATAGCTGGGCTGTGTAAGGTCACCGGTAGCAGTCTGATTGACAGTACCTAGAAATTTGTGTACATTGACTCCGGTACCGCCAACAGTAAACATTTCGGAAATAGTACGATCGAAAAATTTATAATCGTTGCTATGACTGCCCTGCTTCCATAAACTCAAACGGCTCAACAGATTTCTCCAGATATGATATATTTATAGACACTTTGCATATATAATTAGACTATGTATCAGCAGGCTATAGAAACTTATGCAGAATTGAGTGGCAAGATTGCCAGGATAGATAACTGGGCTGTCAAACGAGATCTTAAACGAATGTTGTATTATTGCGACAACATATTTAGAGAAATCAGCAGAGAAAATGTCAACTTGATGCGTACTGGACGCCCAAGCCAGCACCTGTTGCAATTACGCGACAGATTCCAAGAATCAGTGACAAACCTGGATCAATATGTTACACTAGCATTATTGTCAATTTAGGATCGTCTATGGCCAGAATCAAAGGTATCCAAGTACCCAAACGCAAAGAACCCAGTGCTCGTGTACTGGCCAGTGATCAAAAGGCCACTGGCCCTGAACCGCAGTGGAACACTCAGCAGGCTCTTGAGTTTGATCAACCCACATTTGATCACCACCTGCGCCGTAGTTTCCACTATTACAATTATCATTATACCACACGTCAGATTCGCAAGCATCTGAATGATTGGCTGCACAGGCACAGTCAGCTGAGTCCGCAGATTATAGCTCGTTTTGAACGCATTGCAGATCGGTATGTGTTGATGACACCCTGCAGTCTTATAATGGCGCACAAGGCCGGTATGCCTTTGCTGGATCAGCACATACAATATATACGCAATCAGGTTGCCTACAGTCTTGCCCTGGCCGAACGCAGTGGCGACACTGGGCTGCCATCTGTTGCGGCACCTGCACAACTGCTGGAACACAAGACCACTATTCAGGATCGACTACAAGAGCGTACCGGCCAGCTGATTGGCGAGATCGAAAGCATCTACGATCAGGTTTTGGCCAAACAGCCAATTGTATTTAAGATCTATGATTTTCTCACCGCCAATCGTGTGCCACAAAGCCAATTGAGCAGGTATGAACAGGTGTTTCAAACACGAAACCAGGAGCTGATAGCTGCACAAAATCGCACAGATAGCCAGCTGGTTGAAAGTTATAGGCACTACAAGTCCAGTGACTACAGACGTCTACAGGCATTTATTGCAGAAGTGTTGGCCGGCATTGCCGAATATCGTGGAGTTAAAAAGGCCGTTAAACGTGCACGAGTTAGAAAAGCACCAAGCAAGGAAAAGATTGTGTCTCGCCTACAGTATGCACGAGAAGACTCTGGTCTCAAGTTGGTCAGTGTTAATCCTGTTGACATAATTGGCAGCAAAGAGCTCTGGATCTACAACAGCAAGACTCGTAAGTTGGGCAAATATGTGGCCGAAAACTCAACTCAGTTGACTGTCAAAGGCACTACAATCATCGGGTTTGACAGCAACAAGAGTGTGTCCAAAACTCTAAGAAAGCCCACCGAGCAGCTGAAAGAGTTTATGACAGCTGGTAAGGTGGCACTGCGAACATTCCTCAAAGATATCAAAGCAGTGGAAGTGCGGCTAAACGGTCGTATATCACAGGATACTCTATTGCTCAAGGTCGCATAACTGCCTGTGCTGCTATAAATAACATATAGCAGGATGCCAACAATGCCCACACTAAAAGCTGGACTTAACACACGACAGAGCATACAAACACAAAGCCTAGGCGGTCCCGGCCCCATAGCCTTTGATGGCAGTACACTCAACAGTGTCAAACAGCGTCACTCAGATATCATTGACTACATAAGACTAAGACTGGCCGATGGCATTGTAGATGTTGAGTTGGATCACGAACACTATCATATGGCCATTAAACAGTCGTTGATCAAATACAGACAACGTGCCAGCAACAGTGTTGAAGAAAGCTATGCTTTTCTAGAATTGCTGCCAGAAACACAAGAGTACCTGTTGCCCAATGAAATCATGCAGGTACGTCAGGTATTTCGCAGGGGCATTGGATCAGTAACCGGCACCACCGCTAGCCAATTTGAACCTTTTGCCTCGGGCTATTTGAATACCTATATGCTGGTAGCTGGTCGTGTAGGCGGATTGACCAACTATGAGCTGTACACGCAATATCAGGAACAGGCCATGAAAATGTTTGGCGGTTTTATTAATTTTACCTGGAATCCAGTGTCAAAAAAACTAACACTAATTAGAAAGATACCTGAAACCGGCAGAAATTATGTGAGACTCAACAGTCTCACATCCACGGGGACTGCTGTGGGCAGTACCATAACCATAACACTGGCACAGAGTATGGCCATTAACATAGGTGATACATTGACCATAGCCAATTGTTCGGTCACTGGTTATAATGGTGCCTATAACATATTGACCTATAATCCATTTAATCTACAGGTCACAGTCACGTCAGGTAGTCTATTGGCTGCTGCCTCAGTAACGGGCACAGCATTGTCTAACACACAAATTAGTACCACCGGTACTGACAGTCCTGCAGAAATAGTCATGTTGCAGATCTACAATACCAAGCCAGACCAGATGTTGTTAAATGATCCCTATGTATATCCCTGGTTACAGGACTATGCTTACAGCTTTGCCAAGGGCATACTAGGTGAAGCACGTAGTAAATTTGGCACCATTGCAGGACCACAAGGAGGTACCACACTGAATGGTACTGCGTTAATTGCCGAAGCCAAGGAAGAAATGGCCAAATTGGAGGAAGACCTCAAGTTATACATCGAGGGATCCACTCCCTTAACATGGGTAATAGGTTAGAATATGAGAGCCAATGAATTTATATCAGAAGAACGTCGTGGAAAATTATCCAAGATGGCTAAAAATGCCATGCACAAGACACATATTTACGGTGACGGTTATCATACTGATGGCACAATGAATTTCTATCGTGTAGGCATGGCTGCGGCCATGGCTGATGGCACAGATCGGCCAATTGACATGAAAGAGCGTACATGGTTCAGCACCAAGAACGTTACAATGCCCTACACCGACACCGAGCACAAGATGATGCATCAAGCATTTCGAACTGTAAACAGTGATGTAGAAACACCGGTTACAGATCATCGCAGTCGCGAAGCCGACGACACACACAAAGCCAGTCCAGTCCGGGCAAAATCACGCAATCAATACGGCGTTTAGGCATTGACATGCCGGTGGCAGAGTCATATACTTGCTGCTATGACTAAAATTATCGGTATATCGGGTCTGATTGGATCAGGCAAGGACACTGTGGCCGATTACCTTGTGAACTATCATGGATTTCGTAGAGAAAGTTTTGCCAGCACTCTAAAAGATGCAGTTGCAGCAGTGTTTGGATGGGATCGTATGATGTTGGAAGGACGTACCAGATCTAGCAGGGAATGGCGCGAGCAGGTAGACACCTGGTGGGCCAAACGCCTGGACATGCCTGATCTTACGCCGCGTTGGGTCTTGCAGTACTGGGGCACAGATGTACTGCGCGATCATTTTCATAATCAACTATGGGTAGCCAGTTTGGAAAATAAATTGCGCCTAAGTCAAGATAATATTGTCATAAGTGATGTTAGATTTCCCAATGAAGTAGCCGCTATACGTAATTCGGGCGGACAATTAGTCTGTGTGGAACGTGGACCCAAACCCCAATGGTACCAAGATGCACAAGATGGCATCAACATGCGTGATTGTTGGCCCAACGTGCATCCCAGTGAATACAGTTGGATCACAACCCAATTTGATCTGATCATAGACAACAACAGTACTATAGATCAGCTGTATCAACAAATTCATCAGCTTATAGTAAAGGACTAGGTCGCCACTGACTGTTGGCCACTTCGTACCTGCAATTGGCACAAATAGTACGTAGATTACTCCAATGATTGTTGTTGACATTGCCGTCTAGATAATAGACACTGCTCTGTTCAGACAGTCTAAATTGAAATTGGCATCGTTCGCACTGGCTGCGTTTTTTGTAACCAGACTTAAGCCATCCGGGCACCAGACCAGGAAATGGTCTGCGTTGATGTATGCATGGTGTACAGGCACGACGAAAATACACACGACCACCACGATAGTAGTTAATGGCACGTGGATTTTTTCTGCATATAGGGCACAGTTCACGCTGCATTTAGATATTTATTCCCAAAGGACCTGGCAAAGGACCTCTAACTGTCAAAATTTAGTCATTACCGATAAATATTAACAGCGTCTAACCAACCTATTAACAAGGAATATTATTATGGCTCTAGTATCACCGGGTGTAGAAATTACAGTAACTGACGAAAGTCAGTATCTGCCAACCGGAATAGGAAGTATTCCACTTGTTGTGGTAGCCACAGCCGAAAATAAAACCATTAACGGTCTCATAGCAGCAGGCACTCTGGCCACCAATGCCGGCAAAGTCTACGGTATTACCAGTCAACGCGAACTTGCCACCACATTTGGACTTCCACATTTCCGCCGCAGTGCAGGCAACACACCCCTGCATGGCGATGAACTAAATGAGTATGGCCTGATGGCAACTTACAGTGCGCTTGGTCTTGGCAATCGTGCCTGGGTTTTGCGTGCGAACATAGATCTTGATCAGCTAGAAGGATCGGTTACCAGACCCACTGGATCCACAGTCAACGGCACCGCCTGGTTTGATGTTGGCAACAGCCAATTTGGAATATTTGAATTTGACACCAGTACAGCAGCTCCTGCAGTACCATTTAACAGTGTTGATGTTGATTATGTTATCACCAGTAGTGCACTGGGTCTGACCACAGTCAGCAATGTGCCGGTCAGCAGTCTAGGCAGTATTGGCGACTATGCAGTGGTTGCCTACAATTCAAATAATGCACTATTTAAAAAACTAACAACCAATATCTGGGAACGTGTGGGCAGTACAGCCTGGAGCAATGATATTCCAGTGGTAACTGGCACAGCCAGCAACGTAAGTTTGGCCAGCAGTGCTCTAAATGGAAACCTGATAGTCACCTATACCACCACTGGTGGCACCAGCACCGTGGTTCCTGTGGTTACCACAACTACCACTGGTCTACATAACTATGTTTCAGCATTTAATACCGCAGTTGGCGCCAATGTGGTAGCCAGCTTGAGTTCGGTAGGAGAATATCTACAGTTTAAATTGGCCACTGGTATTGCCAATGTTTCATTGACCAATGGCACAGGCAGCACTATTATATCATCACTGGGCATTACTGCTGCCAACTACTATCGTGCCACAGTGTTTCATGGTAGCTATAATCAGCAGCCAGACTGGCGTAATCGTGCCGGACACACCAACAATCGCCCCACTGGCAGTGTCTGGATCAAGACCTCTGCCGAGGGCGGTGGCGCCAATTTTGTATATAAAAAATACAACAGTGTCACACAGGCCTGGGTTCTACAATCAGCTCGACTGTTTGCCAGTGGTTACGAAGCTATTGCTACACTGGATGCAGTAGGTGGCGGTCAGAATATTGCTGCTGGCACTACATTTGTTAGATATCTACCAGACAATCTATCACCCAATGAAGTTGGTTATAGGATCTTCAGCTGTCGAACCAATGGAGCTACCAGTGTCACAGCCGAAAATACCACATTCAGTCTGGCAGCAGGTGCACAGTTTATTATCAAGGCCAGTGTGCCAGGTTCTGCAACTCCAACAGTCAGCAGCACAATTACACTGCCTGCGGCCAATGCCGCGGTGTTTGTTACCGCAGTACAGGCCGCAGCCTTGCCCAACGTTGTGGCCAGTATTCAGGCCGGTGCAGTACGTTTGGTACATACCAAAGGCGGTATTATATCCATTGACGATCTGACCGGTAATGTGACCAGCACTGTTGGATTTACCAGTAATGTCATTGGTGTCAGCACCAGTCTAGTGCCAGGCACCAGTGCAGCCAGTGTGAGTCTAAGCAATTGGACCGTGTCAATACATACAGTCAGTTCTAGTACTCCACTGGCCAGTCCGGCCGACGGACAATTCTGGTACTATAATGATCCCACTGTGGTTGACATCATGATCAATGACGGATCTAGGTGGAAAGGTTATGGTAATATCACAGCAGATGCTCGTGGGTATAATCTGTCATTGAGTGACCCCAATGGTCCCATAGTTTCGGCCAGCGAACCAATCTATCAGTCACGCGGCAGTGCCTATCCATTGGCCGATGGTGATCTATGGTTAGATACCAGTGACCTAGAAAACTTTCCTCGGCTAGCACGTTATGACGCCACTACCAAGAAATGGAACCTGGTTGACAATACCGATCGTCTTACACAGAATGGTATATTGTTTGCCGATGCACGATGGGATAAAACTGGCACAACAAATATAATAAGTGGAACGCTGTTGACAGCGGCTGACTTGTGGACCAGTGATTATGTGGATGAGGATTGTCCTAATCCGGCACTATACCCACGTGGTATGCTGTTGTTTAACACACGTCGCAGCGGTTTTAATGTCAAGAAATATGTGGTCAACTACTTTAACAGCGTGTCATTTCCCACAGTGACAGCGCCAAGAAGTGCTTGGGTTACCGAGTTAGGGTTCAACACCGATAACAGACCCAAGATGGGGCATCATGCACAGCGCAATGAGATTGTGCAGGCCATGAAAGCCGCAGTTGACAGCAACCTAGATCTACGTGAAGAAGGCTACAATTTTAACATTCTCTGTTCACCGGGCTATCCTGAGCTGATACCAAATCTCATATTGTTGAACAATGATCGAAGTAACACCGGATTTGTTATTGGTGATACACCAATGACATTGCCCAGCTCCATTAACTCAATCAATGCCTATAGTCAATCGGTAACTACCAGCAGTGAATATCTAGGACTATACTATCCCAGTGCTCTTACCACAGATCTGTCTGGCAATGAAATAATAGTGCCTGCCAGTCATATGATGTTGCGTACCTTTATCTACAATGATAATATCAGTTATCAATGGTTTGCACCAGCTGGTACACGCCGAGGCCTAATTGACAATGCATTGGCCATTGGCTATATCAATACTGCCACCGGCAACTTTGTACGCACAGGTATCAGCAACCAACTGCGTGATGCCTTGTACGAAACACGTATCAATCCAATTACCCTGTTAAATGGTGTTGGTATTGTTGCCTATGGTCAAAAGACACGTGCTCCGATCGCAGCCGGTGTAGGTGGATTAATTGGTGCCAGTTCGGCCATGGATCGTATCAATGTATCGCGTTTGGTCAACTATCTGCGTACAGTGCTAGCTGGTGTTGCTAACCAATTCCTGTTTGAGCCAAACGATAAGATCACCCGTGACCAAATCAAACAGTTGATTGAAAGTGTAATGAATGATCTGATTGCCAAGCGTGGTCTCTATGACTATATTGTAGTTTGCGATGAAACTAACAATACATCTGACCGTATTGCTAGAAATGAGTTGTATGTTGACATAGCCATAGAGCCAATGAAGTCTGTAGAATTTATTTACATTCCGATTCGCTTGAAGAATCCTGGCAGTATCAGTGGCAGTGCTGCTACCACTACCCTAGCTATCTAATTAAATTTAGTAGCAGACAAACAGGCACTTAGGTGCCTGTTTGTGTCCATTTATAACGACTATGACCGTAGTCTCAGATTCGATTAAATTCCTGTGCTAGTCGATTCTCCCATTCGGTCAATTCAGGATCATCGTTGGCGTTTTAATCCTTAGGGTATACCAATAATTGAGAGTTCCGCTATTTTCAATAACAACCCCTAGTGTCTTATATAAGTTGCCGTTACTCTATTGGGTATCGCCATAACTAATTACGCTGTCGGGTCAACTTGACGGATAAATGCTGTAAATAATCGTCCGGCAGCACCTATTAATTTCCCAGGTTGATACTGATATTATCTTGAGCAAAAGTCATCACAGTGACCAATTTGAACTTTGTAGTATAAACCTAGTCGTTTATTGCTACGACCTGACCCTTGAATATGGTTAGCTCGACAAAATTCTGCGGCCACTCGACCGGTTAGCTCTCTTACTTGGCATTGTCTAGCTTTATGTTAATAGCAAAACAGGGGGTGAAAATTTTATCTGGGAAAGGATAAATATTATTATGAAATTAGGAGATTAAAATGGCAATTGCCTCTCTATCGCGATTTACAGTACCATTAAGAACTAACCAAAGTGCCAGTACCCAGGGTATGCTCATGCCCAAGTTGCAGTATCGTTTCCGCGTGACCTTTGAAGGTATTGGTGTCAGTAATGATGTGCTAGAATTGACCAAACAGGTAATCGACTTTACCCGACCCACAATCACTTTCGGTGACATTGACGTTCATGTCTACAACAGTATAGTCAAATTGGCTGGAAAACCCAATTGGGGTGATGTAACCACTAGTCTACGCGACGATGTTGGTGGCAATGTCAGCAGATTGATCGGTGAACAGATTCAGAAACAATTTGACTTCATGGAACAGAGTTCAGCTGCGTCTGGCAGTGACTATAAATTTATCACACGTTGCGAAATGCTAGATGGTGGTAATGGTACGCACGAAAGCAGTATCTTAGAAACCTGGGAACTCTATGGTTGTTACATTCGTGAAGCCAACTACCAGACTCTAAACTATGCCAACGGCAATGAGCCAGTTACTATTCAATTGACCATGCGGTTTGACAATGCTGTACAGACCGGTGGCAAGGTTGGTATTGGTACTGACATAGGCCGCACAATCGGACAAAGTATTACTCTATAATTAGATTCTAGACTATCAAGGGGTCATTGACCCCTTGATCTATGGCTAAATATTAGTATGGCCAACATATTCACCAATGCTGTTAAATATCTGGGTGATACTCTACAGCAGGTAGCAACACCCGATAACCTAAGAGACTTTCGGCATGCCAGTCGACTATTTGTTGACAGTAACTTTAGGTTCATGCCCAAGTATGGCACACTATTTCATGTTTTTTTCGATATCAATCCCGAAGTAATTGTCAGCATTGATGGCGCTGCTGACAGTAATATAGCTACCAAAGAACTGGGCATGCTGGTCAAAGCAGCAGATTTACCCAAGTTTACCATTGATACCAAAACATACAACAGCTACAATCGTCCTAATATTGTACAGAGCAAGATCAAATTTGATCCTATACAGATTACATTTCATGATGACAGTGCCAATATTGTACGTGATTTCTGGTACAAGTATTTTCGTTACTACTATCGCGACAGTGACTATAGCGAAAGTTTTTACCAGATGCCCTACAAGTATACGAACCAAGATAGAGATTTTTCATTTGGTTACGGTTCGCGTGTGGGGCAGGAAACACAGAAACCCTATCTTAATGCAGTTAGAATCTATAGCCTGCACCAGAAAAGATTCAGCGAGTATACTCTTATAAAACCAATCATACGTTCATTTAGGCACAGTCAACATCAACACAGTGGTGATAGTAATCTAATGCAACACGAAATGATGCTAGATTATGAAAACGTTATCTACAGTGGAGGTACCATTGGATCACCAAGTAAGGTCAAAGGCTTTGCTGACCTTCATTATGATCTTACTCCTAGTCCACTACGTCTATCTGGTGGTGCTCGCAGTATCTTTGGTACCAATGGTCTATTAGACACCGCTGGTGATGTGCTCAAAGATTTTGATGAAGGCAACTATGGTGCTGCAATCTTTAAGGCAGCTCGTGGTATCAATACCGCACGTAGTATGAATCTAAAACGTGCCGCAGTCAGTGAGTTGACCTCTATATACACCCAAGCTGCTAGCCAGGCCATAACAGGACAAATCAGCACTATGGTTTCCGGTTCGGATTCCGGTGCCAACAATAATCGTCCTGTGCAGATCAGTTCAATTTCAACCATACCCGGCGGCACTCGCGCCTCAGGCATTGATTCTAGTACCAGCGTAGCGGCATTGGCCGGTGCAGCAATTTTGCTTAACAGCAGACCATTGATAAACCAACCTCGACGATCAACTATTCAGACTCTAAATGATCGTACGCCCAGTCAGACTGTTACTAATCAACAGACTCTGGACCAAAGAGAACTACGCCGAACTATCGGCCAAGAAATTGTACAAATTGACAGCCAATTGGCCGCAGCCAATAATGAATATACACAGGCCAAACGTCAGGTTGCCAATACTGCTCAGGCACAGGCACAGTGGGCGGCCAAATATACCACTCTACTAATCAGTACTGATCCTGACAGAAATGCACTGTTAGTTCAGGCCGAGCAGCAACGGCAGGAATATCAACAACTGAATCTAGTAGCACAGGAAACTGTGGTGGCTAAACAGACACTGATCAACCAACTCAATGATAAAAAAAATGCTCTTGCACGGCGTCGAGAGCAGATCAAGGCAGACTAACCAATGACCACAGCCACCAATCTAACTCAAGTCAATACCAGTGCTGATCTCAACAGCGATGCCAGCCAATTTTTTAACAACTATTTTCAGCCTACATTTACTGTAAGATCTGATGTTGATTCTGCGGTGATCGCCTATTTTGAAAAAATCAGTCAGAACAAACAGGCAGCAAAAATATTGGCCAGCAGTGTAATCTATACAAGTCTGGCACAACGAGTAGATCCAATGGCAGTGTTGGATCGATTCCGTGGTATGAGTCCAGAAGAGCTGGTGGCCTATACCAGTACCTTTTTAAATCTAAATCGTATTGGTACAAGTTTTTTAGGCATCAAAAATCAGCCTCGTGTCAATCGTTATGTGGCCAGATCAATACTACCATGAGCAAGTATGCCCAAGGTCGATATACAATAAAAAATACCGACAAATATGTGGGACGCAAAGAACCTACCTATCGCAGCAGTTGGGAGTGGAGCTTTATGACATTCTGTGACAACAACCCCAACATACTACAGTGGGCCAGCGAACCCTTTATGATTCCCTATCGTAACCCTTTTACCGGACGCAATACTATCTATGTGCCCGACTTTATGATAGTCTACGTGGATAGATCTAGTCAACGACACAGCGAAGTTATAGAAGTCAAACCACACAAGGAAACCAGCATGGAATCGGCTCGTAGCGTCAGAGATAGAGCAGCAGTAGCACTAAATCAAGCCAAATGGGCCGCAGCACACGCCTGGTGCAGCAATTTTGGTATGAAGTTCAGGGTAGTAACCGAAGACCAGATTTACCGTAATCCCAAACGCCGCAGCTAAATATCCCAATTATGCAAAAATTAGAACAACTGTTTAATCTTTCGCCAGCCGAACCCCAGGAACCCCTGACTCAGGATACACAAGAGTTGTTTGCAGCCGAACAACAACAGCTGGCCAATGCCAAAGATCTAATAGATCGTATAGATCAGGCCTTACCTCAGGTTCATGATCTAGACTCAGCTGATAAAGAACTTGACGAACTGTCGGATATGGCCAAGGAAAAGTTTGAAGATCTAATGAATTTGGGCATGAATGTAGAAGCCAGATTTAGCGGACAGATTTTACAAACAGCCGGTGTACTGTTAGGACATGCTATTACAGCCAAACAGGCCAAAATTGATAAAAAACTCAAAACCATTGATCTACAATTAAAAAAACTACGCCTAGATCAAGCCTCAGCCAAGAATGCAGATACCAAGCTAGACCCCATAGATGGGCAGGCTGTGGTATTAGATAGAAATGCTCTGCTGAAACAGATCTTAGACAGCAAAAAGAATAGCCTCTAACATAAATATAAAAACAATAGGATCGTTATATGAGGAACCTCACAGACTACATTATGGATGTTAAACCGCGCTACGAATTTGTAATTCGTGTGGCTGATTGCGATCTAAACGAGGATGAACGCGGCAGAATTAACGCTGGTTTGAGCATGTATGTGGTGGAAAATATGGGTTCTACTCGCCGGTTACCGGTTAAAAATCATGCCGATTTCCACAAATTAGGACCATGTGCGGTGCATGTAATAGAAGTGCAAGTACGCTATCCAACTATTACTGATCAATTACGTCAGATTGTAGCCGAACGCTTAGGTGTTAGTGCGGCCAATGTGGTAGTGCGTACCAAACATGAAGATCAAATACACGAAGCACAACCTATAGAGCCAGAAAAGACCAAAGGTAGCTTTCTACTTAAGGCCGAACTTGAATCGGACAGTGCTCAAGAACTAGCCGGACAACGACGTGTAGACAGTATGTTGAAAGAACTGGAAACACGTAAATACCAAATTGCCGGTGTACAAACCAAAACAAAATAGCCCTAAAGGAAATAAAATGGATTTTAAAAAATTACTAGCAACTATCGACTCCCTAGAGGGCAAACAACAATTACTAGAAGGTAGTCGAGAAGATCACGAATACTATTTTGGCAAAGACAAGAAGTCTGACACCGCCAAAGAGCGTGAGACTGCCACAGGTCATATAGCTA